CACTTGGGGGTTTTGAGGGAAAGCAATACCTGCCCCTGTGGGGAATCCATTTGGTGCCTCACCATCACCGGACATGTATCCTGATGTATAACCGAAACTTCTAGGACTTGAACGTGCAATGAACTGGAATCTTGGATCACAGTCTGCTCTAAAGTCCATTTGTGTGCTGATTGTTCCTGTAAATCCGGGCTGTGTAGGATCTTGGTCAGCAGTAGCATATGTGTTGTCAGCAGTACCATATGGTCCTGTTATAGCACCTAAAGATTGTACTGTTAATACTGTGTTACCTCTGACAGGTCCTGATCCCGTCGATGTACGTTCAGGTTCTAACTCGGTAAGTTGTAAACTTGCTTGAACAAACTTGTCAAGGACATCAGCATGATCCATGTCTGCTGTCATATCCCAAATATTTTGCAATGATTCTTTGCTTATTCTAATTGCCGCACTAGGATTTTTAAATTTTGGATCACGGATCATAGTAACAGTACCTGATGCTGTTGTACTAGGAGCACCGTTACTACTTGTATTAATGCCTACAGGTGGAGCAGGTTGATTTAGCTTACGTGAAAGTGTTCTATTTGCTTCATATTCACCATATGTAGGAACAATATACAATTTACTTGTATCGTAACCTGATTTGGGAAGAATACGTTTAGCTTCTTCAAGTTGTGCATTGTTGATTTCAATATTCTTATTATAGGTAGCAAGAATATCTTTTAAGTTCTGTTCGTCACTTAATTTCCAATATTCAGGATCAGGTGGCGCCTTTCCTGCAGGCACATCTTTTATAGATTCATAATTTTTATCCCCATAGCTAATGATGTAACCCGGTGGATATGTTTTATCCTTGTCCCATAAACCTAAATAGTTATCTTGGTTAATAGGTTCCTGAAGTATTTGACTAAACTCTTGACTATCGACTAGAGGTTCACACTTGATACGCCATAAGTGTGGATACCAAGTTTGAGTAAATCCTTCACTAGCATAGTTTGAATCAGTTATTTGATAGAAACGTTTTAACGCTACAGGAATTGTTTCCTTCAAGGGGTTATAGTCAAGTAAGTGAGGTAACTCTAATACGTCACCAACCATCAATTTTCTACCAACTAGTTCTATCATATCGTTATAATGAACAGTGATAAAAATGATGTCATTATTTAAGAACAATCCAAATTGGCTTAAGTCAAAATCTAAGTTTTGAACATTATAATGTCCACGCAATCTATAAATATTTGGGTCATATGTCCTATCTCTGTTTTCCAAGAACAATAAATCTTGTATATTTGTAGGGCTTAGTGTACTATATTGAGGTTGGGTGTAATCAACACTAGGACCTTGATCAGTAGGACCCAAATACTTATGGATATATAAATCAGTTCCACCCACAGTAAACATTTCAGATATGGATCTATCCAAAAATCGGTAGTCGTTTTGTTTATTTGGGCGGTATAATGATAACTTAGGCATATAGTATTTATCGGAACAGGCTTGACAGTAAATGGATCTTGATATATAATACTTAAATGATGTTAACTTGGAGCAAACATGGCACGTAAATCTGCTAAGAAACCCGTCGATACCTCAGTGGTTAAAGCACTGGATCCCAAGGATCCTGACACTAAGTATTTTGGGTCTGAACCATTCTTTACTGAAGATATGATTGACCGCAGTTCTAAGTTCATGCAGGGACTTAGTTGGTACAGCCGATTCTATGGTCGCAAAGATGCTAAGGATATGATTGTCCAATATCTTGACTTGACTGGCAATGATGGTCTTGCTAAAATTATGCGTAAAGTTGATGAAAGCAACCTGAATCCTAGCATGTGTTGGGTAGCACGTATGGCATTGCGTGGGCTTAAACTTACTGAAGAAGAAAATAAACGATTGCAGGATGAAATCAACCGACTAATTAAATCTGTTCAGACCCCTGAGTACAAAGAAAGCCAACTCAAGGTAAACAAAAAGCCTGAAGAAAAGAAAGAGTCTAATCGGCCCAATGTTCAAGAAATTATGAAGGACAAGGCCCGTGAAGCCGCAGGTGAACTTGAGGGATTGTTTGATGACTTTATCACATCCGGTGCGCCCACCAAGCACACGGTTCGAGTCATCGATGAGGTAGCAAAAAAGAATGTATTGCCTCAGCATATCAGCATTCTTACTGAAGTCTGGAAAAAGAAACTGAATGAATTTGAAGAAGTACTAGCTGGTAAGGATAGTCAATTGATTCAGGGTTATAATCATTTGACTAAAACCCAGATCAAAAACATCATTAAGTTTATCGAACAAGTGTTAACTGACCTTAACAGTTATATCAGCGTCAAGAAAGCATCTAAGACTCCTCGGGCACGTAAGGCTGTACCTGTAGAAAAGGTTGTTAGCAAACTTAAGTTCTTAAAAGAATTTAAGGATCCTGCAATGAAACTGGATTTGGTTAGCGTACATCCTGTTAAACTTCACGGTGCAAGTGAAGCATGGGTCTATGATACTGCCAAACGTAAACTACATCACTATCTTGCGGATGAGTACAGTAAGGCGTTTACTGTTAAAGGTAATACGATTATCGGATTTGATACCGGCAAATCAGAGATTAAAACATTGCGTAAACCCGGCGAACAGATCAAAGAAGTCATGGGAAGTAAGCCCGCGGCACGTAAATTCTTTGATAGTATTAAAGCAGTAGCTATTCAACCCAATGGTCGCTTTAACGAAAACATGATTATTCTAAAGGCATTTTAATGAACAAAATTGATCTAAACAAATATCAGGACTTTGTCCAAGAAGTTACTAGCGGAGCTAGCAATGATGTTGCACTATTAATTAGGCGTCTACAAGAACTTGATGACGAACCTAATCTAAACATTAGTCTATTACTGACTGCCGCAGTTGGACTAGCCAGTGAGGGAGGCGAGTTTGATGAGATTGTAAAGAAGATGGTTTTTCAAGGTAAACCCTTCAATGAGGAAAATCGTTTTCACATGAAGCGTGAACTCGGAGATATCATTTGGTACTGGATCAATGCGTGTAGGGCACTCGGCTATGATCCTAATGAGGTCATTGCTGAGAATGTCAAGAAGCTTGAAGCACGATATCCGGGCGGACACTTTGACGCATTCTACTCTGAGAACCGTAAAGAAGGTGATTTGTAAATCCAGATAAATACACATATCTGGAGAATATATGGTCGCTAGCGTTTTAACAACACCCACAAACTTAACGGAAACCGAACTTAAAGAAGCGTTATTTAATAACATACGCCTTCGCTTGGGCGGGGATATAGTAGACCTCGAATTAGATCCTCAACATTATGAGGCTGCGTTTAACTACGCCATAAAGATATATCGTCAAAGGGCGCAGAATGCAACGGTTGAATCATATACATTGATGACCGTGATTAAGAATATTGACACTTATACTTTACCTCAAGAATTTATAAATGTTAGATGTTTATATCGTAGAACCGTTGGTCTAGAAACAGGTCCTAGTTCTACGAGTTTTGACCCATTCAGTAGTGCCATTCTTAACACGTATTTGTTAAACTATAACTATACCGGCGGTATGGCAACATACGATTTCTATGCAGGTTATGTTGAATTAGCCGCACGTATGTTCGGTGGATATTTTACATATACGTTTAACCCGGTAACAAAAGTGTTACGTGTTGTACGTGACTTTAAAGGTACTGGAGAACGTATCCTTATTTGGGCTGATGTACAACGCCCAGTTAATGAATTATTGCAGGATCCAGGTGCCGGCGTTTGGATCGGTGATTTTACTTTAGCTGTACTTAAGGGTATTATTGGCGAAGCACGTGAAAAGTTTGGAACCATTGCAGGTCCTGGTGGTGGAACTACATTAAATGGAACTGCAATGAAAGCTGAGTCAGCTAGATTACAAGAAGCGTTAATTGATGAATTGAAACGATATGTTGATTATAGTCAGCCTCTAACTTGGATCCAAGGCTAATGAATGATAAAGCTTTGCATTTGGGATTTAGATGGAATATTATGGTCTGAATCACTCTCTGAAAACGGTAACGTAGGAACCATAAATCTCAAAGCAGTTGAATTCATTAAAAATTCTGAAAAACAAGGAATAATACATTCAGTTTGTTCTAAGAATAATTTAGAAAAAGCAAGATTACAATTAGAACGAATAGGTTTATGGGATCTATTCGTTTTTCCTTTTATTGATTTTTCTCCTAAAGGACCAGCTGTAAAACAAATAATAGATAATTGCCAATTACAATACAAACACGTACTTTTTATTGATGATAATCAAATTAACTTAAACGAAGTATCGTTTTTTTGTCCCGAAATACAAGTAGAACAAAATACGTCATTTGTAGATTCTTTTATCATGCCTGTTGGAAAAAGCAGGACTTCACAATATAGGATTTTAGAAAAAAAATCTTTGGATAGAGACAATACTGATTTTCTAAAAAATAGCCATATACATATAACGATAGCATCAAAAGACGGTTGCATAGAATACCATGATAGAATTGTAGAACTGGTAAACAGGTCTAATGTTTTAAACTTTACACAAAGTAGATTTAAGATCGATCACACAGATGCAAACATTACCCCATATGAATATTTTAATATGCCTAGAAATAACTATGCAGTATTTGTTTGGGACAAGTATGGATACTATGGATTAGTTGGTTATTTCTCTACTTGGGACCATGAAAATATTGAACATTTTGTTTTTTCTTGTAGAGTTCTAAACATGAACATAGAAAATTACTGTGCTCAATTTATTCAAAAAAAGTTAAAATACAAACAATCCTATATAAGTCAGTTGAACGTAAACGAAAGTTACGAATATATTCAATATCATCCTTACGAAGAAGTAGAACAGTATATACGGACTCAGGAATCATTACCCATACATACTGAAAAGCCGATTGCTACTATAATGGCAGGATGCCTATCTTGTTTATTTTGGGCCTTTACAAAAAACAATTTTGAAATAACATATAATCAAAATTTTAGTATTAGTAGTGTAATTTTAAAAGAGTGGAAGCTAGAGCAAGATCCTAAGTTATTAGTTTATTCAACCCCCTTAGACCTTTTAGAAGAAGTATTTGACAAGTTTGGATATGTAGAAATTAAAAATAGCATTACATCTTGGGTGAATTATATTCATGATACTGGTAGAAAACTATTATTAATATTACCATATGATTTGCAGGGTATATGTAGAAACGATATATTAGAGATATACAATTATTGGTGCTCACTAGTTGACAATTCTGTAGTATTTGCT